ATAAGGCTGCAATATATCAAGATACTCTTATCGATCTGGCTGACGAGGCTGAGGCCGTACAAATAGATCTTACTGATTTAGATAATAGATCGGCTGAGATAAGAGATAAAACATCTTCTGTTGCAAATAATAATAATGTTATAGATAGTTTACAAAAACGTATTAATGTGTTATCAAATCAGATCGATAAGATTAAAGGCACTGATGGTGATACAGCAAAGGCAAGAGAAGAACTAGCTAAGTTACAAGAACAACGTGAAGCACACTTTGAAAATAAATTACGCATCAACGAAGATGTAACTTATAATACAGTCATTCTTGAGATGCTAAAAGATACCGGTATTAAGACAAAGATTATTAAACAATACTTACCGGTTATTAATCAACTTACAAATCAGTATTTACAGATCCTAGATTTCTTTGTGCATTTTAATCTTGATGAAAGTTTTACTGAAACTATTCGGTCTCGTCATCGTGATAACTTTTCTTATGATTCGTTTTCAGAAGGTGAGAAGCAAAGAATAGATTTGGCTTTATTATTTACTTGGCGTCAGATTGCCAAGATGAAAAATTCAGTAGCTACTAACTTACTCATACTTGATGAGACATTTGATTCGTCACTGGATCACGATGGCGTTGGTAATCTAATGAAAATAATTTATGCGTTTGGCGAAGATACTAATGTCTTTGTTATATCTCATAAAGGTGAAATCCTTGATGATAAGTTTCAATCTAAGATGGAATTTATTAAAGATAAAAACTTCAGCAAGGTAAAATAGTGGTGTACAAACACTCAAAAATATCGTATAATAGTATTCTAAATTGGAGTATATCATGGAACTAAGTGAAAATACCCTGTCGATTCTTAAGAATTATGCAGGTATTAATTCTAATATTGTTTTCAACGAAGGCAATAATATTCAGACTATTTCTGAAGCGAAGAATGTTTTATCAGCAGCAAGTACTGTTGAAGACTTTCCTCAAAACTTCGGGATCTATGACTTAAATGAATTTTTAAATGTCTTAGGTCTTGTCGATGTACCTAATCTATCTTTCGAGAAAGATTATGTACTCATTAGTGATTCATCTGGCCGGTCAAAAGTTAAGTATTTCTTTTCTGATCCGGACATGTTGACATCACCATCTAAAAAGATTGTCATGCCTCAGTGCGAAGTACAATTTACTTTAGATGCTAATACACTGAGTCGTATTAAACGTGCCGCAGCGGCTCTTGGTCATGATGAAGTATCGATTACGCCAGGCAATGGCCATCTCACTTTGTCAGTTGTTGATAGTAAAAATGCTACATCAAATACATTCGCTATCGATATAGCCGGCAATTATCCTGAAGATCCTTTTAACTTTGTTATAAGTATCTCTAATCTTAAGATTATACCAGGTGATTACCACGTGGCAATTTCGTCTAAACTCATCTCAGAGTTTTCTAATAATGAACTAGGTGTATCCTATTGGATTGCTCTAGAAAAATCCTCAACATATGGAGAATAAAATGGCTAAAGAAGTAAAAGCCGAAAATATGGTTTCTGCACCAGAAGCAGGTGATCATGATCAAATATATCAAGTATCAACACAAATGGGTCGTTCAATGATTGCTGTCATTGATGCCGTTACGCAACGTGGTGGATTCCGCGGAGAAGAGTTATCAACAATTGGTCAGTTACGAGATCAATGCGTGAAAGCTATTTCTCTTGGTGAAAATTACGAGGCACAAAAATAATTTACAAACCTACCTTTTTATTATATAATGTATTTGTTGAACGAGGTTTGTAATGTCAGATTTTTTATGGGTCGAAAAGTATCGGCCAAAAACAATTGCGGAGTGTACTCTACCGCAAACACTTAAACAACAGTTCCATGATGTTGTGGCTACCGGTGAATTGCCTAATATGCTTTTCACCGGTACAGCCGGTCTTGGTAAGACAACTGTTGCTAAAGCCCTTTGTAATGAACTAGATCTAGATTATATCTTGATTAACGGTTCTGAAGAAGGCAATATCGACACCTTACGAGGTAAGATAAAACAATTCGCATCGTCGGTTTCATTACAAGGCGGATACAAAGTTGTTATCCTTGATGAAGCTGATTATCTAAATGCACAATCGACCCAGCCTGCTCTTCGTGGATTCATTGAAGAGTTTGCTAATAATTGTCGGTTTATTCTCACTTGTAACTTTAAGAATAAAATCATTGACCCGCTTCATTCTCGTTGTGGTGTCTATGAGTTTAACACAAGCAAGAAAGATTTACCTAAGCTTGCACAAGACTTCTATTCTCGGCTTTTATATATACTAGATAAAGAAGGTATAAAGCACGACGATAAAACACCTGTCGATCTTGTAATGAAATATGCACCTGATTGGAGAAGAGTATTAAATGAAAGCCAAAGACACTCTAGTAGTGGTAACTTGGTTGTTAATAATATCTCTAGTAATTCTACTTCTTTTGGTGAACTAGCTAAGTTTCTTAAAGACAAAGACTTTAAGAATATGCGTCATTGGGTCGTTAATAGTATGGATATAGATGCAACCGCTATCTTTCGTGGAATATATGACTCCATGAATGATTACGTTGTACCTCAATCTATTCCACAACTTGTTTTGATTCTTGCTGATTATCAATATAAAAATGCCTTTGTGGCAGACCATGAACTAAATGTCGTAGCATGTATGACTGAGATCATGGCAAACGTGGAGTTTAAGTAATGAAAGAATTTTTATTAGTTGTCTCAATGTGGGGCAATACAGGTACTGAATGGCAATATATGGGAAATCAATATATAATGCAACAGTTATTTACTAAAGAACAATGCGAGATAATTGCTTCTAAAAAGAATTGGAAGCAAGTTATTAAGAATGAATATTATGCTGTACAATTCGATTGTTTTCATAAGGATCAAAATAAATGAGAAAGATAATAAGTAAAATACCAGAATTTTGTTTAAGCCATTGGTTATTACGTATACCGCTTGCAATTGTATTCTTACAACAAGGATTAAGTAAGTGGCCATTTAATATAGACGATGCTGAATCTTGGGGCTTACCTGCTATAGTATGGTGGTTTGTAGTGTACGGAGAGATTGGTGCCGGCATAGGCTTATTAGTTAGTGGTATTTTAGTTTCTAAAATAGCAGGTGATTATATTTGGGATTTTTGGATTCAAGATGTAGGAGATGCACTAACACGATTCTCGGGTATTACGATATGTTGTATCGCAACTGGAGTTATATGGATTGGTGAACCAACTAGTTTATTAGATGTTATATTGTATGATAACTTACATGTATTTTTATGGGTAGGTGGATTATTCTTTGCATTGAGAGGAAGCAGAACATGAACGAAGGACCTTTTACACAAGCACTTAAAGCAGATAAAACTGATGTATTAAAAGAAGAGTATACTGTATATAGAAAAAAAGACGGTTACGTTATAAAAGAAAGTTATGCTAGAACTCATTACAGAAATGATTTTCATGATACATCTACAGTAGAACCATTGGTAAAAGTATAATGCAAAAACTTGTGTTATTTACTAAAGATTCGTGTTACTATTGTCATATGTTAAAAGAAAAACTAGACGAGTGGAACATAGATTATACTGTTCTGCATAACCATCCATTACCTAATAACCACAAAACATATCCACAATTATATTATAGAGACAATGATGTTCAACAAGGTAATTCAGTAGACTTAACAGAAGATGTATTGTGGAACAGAATAAGATCATTAGAATGGACAAGTCAAGACAGTGGGGTTGAAGGTGGATTTTGAATCATTTTGATTATTTAAATAGTATCAATCTAACTAAAAAAGATATTATGATTGATGACGACTGTGAAAAATCATATAACTCGTTTATGGTAAATCGTGGTTTATCTTATTTTCAAGACACTATTATCATTGCTAATGAAATGAATAGACAACATCAGCTTGACAGCAAGCTACAATATCAATTTCTTATAAATATGATCAGGAAACGCAAAAGGTTTTCTAAGTGGGCTAAGGCTCAAAAAGAAAGTGATATTGATGCTGTCAAGGAATATTAT